TGTAAGGTGTGGTGTCACCATACGGAACAGGGATTTAATTTGCTTTGCACGACTCATGTCAGCGACTGACTTGCCATCCATCGCATCCTCAACTTCTTTCTTCGAAGCCAAGTTCCCGATAGAGTCGATAACAATCATCACGCGCTCGCCGCGCTCGATGTTACTCAACTGCTGCATAATATCAAACTTCAACTGCTCAACGTCCGTAATCGGAGTATGAACAACGCGATCGGTATCAATACCAAACGAAGTGAAATAGTTTTGTGGAGTGCCGAACTCAGAGTCGTAGAACAGAACAACTGAGTCAGGATACTTGTCTTGATATGCCTTTGCCATCAAGAGACTGAATGCAGTCTTGAAGTGCTTACTCGGACCAGCCCACATCGTGAGACCAGGAGTGAAGCCTCCATCAAGATCACCAGAGAACGCAACATTCACTACAGGAATGCTGGTCTGAATCATATCCTTTGCAGCAAAGAACTTAGACTTGGCAAGAATCGCAGTGTCTTTGATTGTCGTATTCTTCTTTAGTTTTTCAAGCAAACTCATGTGTATTTCTCCGTTTGGGGACTAATCTATTATAAAACATTTTATTCAAAAAAGCAATCTAGTGAATCAACCTTTTCACTTTGCCAATCAATAGCAGATAAAATGATATCAAGAGGCTCAAGAAATGACTTATCAAATTGTAAGTCATAATCAATATATTGCTCAGCACCCAGTTGCTTTGGTAAACCAGACAAAAATGCAAGAGTGTTGTTGTTGAAGATATTTGGTTGCTTGAGATAAACAAACTTGATCTTCTCACCCTCTTGAATTTGCTGGTATCGTTTTGTGAGATTCAGTTCACGCAAGAAGTGATTGTAAACGAGAGCACCCTTGACATGAATTGGTGTACCCTTCTTGAAGATACTTGCAGAATCACCATACTCACCAAGACCATTTACCGATCTTGGGAATGAGATATCTTCAACAGGCAATTTTCTGAACTCTACACGAAACTTATCAATGAACTTATGCAAATCATCTTGAGTTTGGGTCATGATAATATTGATTGCTTCTTTAATCTTCGTGCGACAAGCAGACGGTGTAGAAGATTTGACAGCCTCAAGACCCATGATCTTGAGTTTAGGTTTGGCATACGCCACACCTTCGCTGTTATACACGTTGAGAATATATCGTTTCTTCGCAGTCCAGATTGCTTTGTCTGCAAGAGACTCACGCTTCATTTCCATGCGCTGCTGATACGCATTGACATATTCTTTCAGTTCTTCATACGATGCATCAATGAACGGTTGAATCTTATCATCGCAAACCTTATCCATAAACTTGATAACTTTTTTAGTGTCATCAACATTCGGATACAACTTCTTGACCAATGGACCCATATTCAGATAGATCGAATCGGTATCCGAAGCAATCACATAATCTTCATCTTGAGTCTTGAGAAGTTTGTTCATATACTCGTTGATCTTCTTTTCAATCCAACGAATAGACAACTGACCTGCTGTAGTAATGCCCTCGGCGATACGAATATCAAAGAAGCGGAAGTATTGATTGCCAAGTGCACCGTAAGCAGAGTTCAGAGTAACTTTCTTTGCCAACTGAAGATTATTATATCGCGCGACTTGTTTCTCGAGATACTGCACTTGATTCTTATCTTCAAGAACAGTTTCGATTTTCTTCTTGGCTTCAATTGCCAACTTCTTATAGCGTGTGCGGTCTTTGTACATGCTATCCATAATCTCAGGCAGAACACCTTGACCCTTGTTCACATGAAACAGCTGACCATTTGGTGTTACAGTTACACCAAGATCTTTTAGAATTGCAGTGTCAACTTCTTGATTGAGTAGATTTTCAACGTTAGCATTACAGTTCTGAATAAAGCCACGCATGTTATCAGTATACTTCGTTGGTTCAATCAAAGTCTCCATCGAAATGTTATACTGCATGATCAAGTGCGGATACAGACTGTTCAAGTCAAATGACGCAACCCATTCGTGCATGCCAAGGATTGGATCCTTAACATAAGCACCTTCATACTGCGAACTCTTTGATCCCTTCTTCATTTGAGGGATGACAATCTTTTTCTTCAACAAGTAATTGTAGACAATCGCGTCCCACATACGAACCTGCGTGAACACATCATCGTAGTTTACTTTGTTGTCATAAGCAAGAGTCAACGCCAACTCAATCAACTTCATCTTGTCTTCGAGTTTCTCGACCAACTCGACATCCTTGATGTTATACTCAATGAATTTTTGATAGTCGTGCTTGTAGAGTTGGTGCAGCGTTTCGAATTCAGAGTAATCTAATTTCTTTTCACCCAACTCAACGTGAGCAATATTGTCTAGTCTGTACGACTCTTGCTGTGAATAAGTAAACTTGCGATAGAGTTGAATGTAATCAAGAATTGCAATTCCAGAAATATCATAGAACTGCACAGGACGATTCATCATCACAGTATCGCGTTTGCTGATACGATTCCAAGGAGAAAGTTTCTTGGCTTCATCTTCACCAAAGAGTTTGGTGATACGATTCGTAAGATATGGAATATCGAATTGCTCGACGTTCCAACCAGTGACTACATCTGGATGCCATCTTGTCCATAAGTCGAGGAATCTTCGTATAAGGTCGGACTCATCGCGACACTTTGCATAGTGCACGTCGTCACGATGCTTGTTATAATCGCCGCAACCAAACACAAAATAATTACCCTTGACTTTGATAGAGATTGCTGTGATTGATTCGTTTGCATCTCTTGGTTCTGGAAATCCGTTTTCGGATCCAACTTCGATATCAAGATAGGCAATAAGTATTTTACTGACATCCCAAAGAATATCGTCAGGATACTCATCAGCAATATAAGCATACTCATAGCGATTATTCCCAAAAACAGGAAAATTGTCGACACTTTCGTACCTCTCTAAGAATTCACGACACTCAGGAATTGTTCCTGGCTGAATTGGTTTCACATACTCACCAGCAAGAGTTGTATACTCAGACTTTTCTTGGCTGGAAAGAAAAAAGGTCGGACGGAATTCAACCTTCCGTCTGACCCTTCTATCATTCTCTACGCCTCTGAAGAGAATAAACTTTCCAGAGACGCAGATGTTAGTATAAAAATCGGACATATTACCCCAAAATCAAATCCTTGGGAGGAACGACAATTCCTGCACCGAAGATCTGATTATACCCGTTTTTCACTTCCTCGGCAACATCACCAGCAGTAATAATCTTGTCACGACTGATTGTGAAAGGACCATCAGCGGCTTGCATCCAAGGCATAAATCCAAGAGCAGGACCATCCTGTCGACGTTGCATTACGCAAGCAACAGGATTCTTGAAGGTGATTAGATCCCCTTCTTCATTTGTAATTTCTACTACTAATTCCTCGCCACTTACGAGTTTCAGTGCTTTGATGTTCGACATTTTGTTTCTTCCTTTTGTAATTATCAAATAAATCTTTTTCTCTCAGACTTTGCGGCAATCCGTTTCGATAAAAAACATCATGTGCCATTGTCCAAGTATCTTTGCCAACTTTGATATACCAACCACCAAACTCTTTGATCTCTATTTCTTTAGAGACCATAAAGTCATTTAGTTCTCTGAGAGAGTGCATTATTCACTATCACCTGCATCACGATTTTCAGTATTATGTCGCTTCATCTTGAAGCCAACATGATTGGCGTGAGCATTTATCATTGATCGACGAAGATCACCACGTGCATGTTGATCACCAGTAAAGTTATAAACTTGACCCATTGTAAGCATGCGCTTGATGCTGCGTGGAAGTTTTGCACTAAAAAAGTCACTACGATTAGCCATTGAGTAATTCCTCACACTTCTTTGTAAATCTTTCGTTTTGTCCTGGATGAAAACTTTGGTACATATGCCAGAACAAATCCATTGTTGTACCATCTCTATTTGTAAGACCAAATGTTGTGCCGATGCCATACTTCGGCATACCATCAGCAAGATCCCAGTATGGTGGTGCATCCTTTGGTTCCCAATCCATACGAATTGGCGGTGCATCATAACGCAGCGGCATCAAGATCTCAATAGGTATATTACTCTCTCTGGCTCTAAAAGTCAATTCTTCTGCAACATCACCACGATAGTTTGGCATAAACGAAGGATTGCCAAGTTTACGATACATTTCAACAGTGAATGTTACGTTATGTGGTGCGCAGAAAACATGTTGATCATTCTGTATATGATTGCTTCGCTGTGCAGAGCCAATCACCTTCCCCATATATGCTCTTTCGAAAAAGTAATTGAGTGCATTATTTTCCAGAGGCAAACAATCAATGTCCAAGAACATAATTGCATCATGCCCTTTTTGTTCGAGCATATCAACAAGTTTATCCATTGTATAGCCAGGAGGTGCCTCTGTGTATACATGATAGTGTGGAATCTTTGATACATTATATTTCTCAACAACTTGTTTCTGTAGAGCAACAAGTTTTTGATCAATATTGTTCATGAATATAGATGCGATACATGGGTTCATTATGTTTCTCCAATAGTTCCTGAAATTGTTATCCACAAAGGCTTGATATCAATTTCTTCTTCAGGATATACAAATCCATATGGCTTTTCGCAGACAGCAATATAATAGCCATTCCACCAATCTGGATCATAGTGAATTTCATCATTTACTTTTTGAGTGTTGCCGAATATTTCCCATTCTTTATGAACTTTGACATATGCCGATTCAAATCCCAATCGAGTTCCTTCGCGGACCGCTTCTGTATTCCAATCATCGACAATATAAATGAATACATCTGATAAAGAATTCACATAGTATGTGATTGCTTGAGTGTGATCTTCTTTTGTATGTCCTGCATCGAACAGATACGTGTTGATATCACGAATGTCGAACTTGTCTGGCGGAAGAAGATCGAAACAGTCGCCTTGTATGCAGGTAAAGTTTGTGATGCCATTATCTTCGCAGTTGTCTAGAAAATATAGAAATAGTCCATTCTTGACATTGATTCCAGAATACTCAACGTCCACTTTCATATCCATTTCCCAACTATCTTTTGCCGAGAATGAATCAACTACGAATGCAGATTTTGGCTTGTTGCCATACATTGCATTGATAAATGTAGAGCCTGTAAATGTGCCAACCTCTAGATAGTTGGTATCATCTTTCACAAGTTCATTTAGAAGAATTCGAATCTTTTTTCCAGATAATCCTTTGACTTCACTGATTTGCTTTTCTGTCAACTTTGTCTGATTATCATTAGCGCATTTGAGAGCAGACTCAACTCTCTCAACATATTTTTTTACTTGATCCATGCAGCCTTCCCATGAAAGTCTACAACCTTATCACCAAATACTTCTTTTGCAGCAACCTTGATTGGGTTGTGGTGCCAATCGTCAATGATCATATATCCACCCTCTCTCAAAACTTCTGAATATCGAAACAAATCGATCTTTACATATTCGTAGTCATGAGCAGCATCAATATAAATCAAATCGGCTTGCACACCCCAATGCTTCAACGCAAGAGCACCATTACCAGAGTCGACTGGAAATGGCGTGATCACATCTTGTAGTTTCTCATGAACAATGTTTGATAAGAATTGATCATAGATTTTTGGACGACCATTTTTTCTAGTTTCTAGAAGATCAAATGTTCCCATAGTGCAATAGTGTTCATATGAACCGAGAAATGTGTCAACGCAAATAACTTCAAGTTCAACATCTCGAACACCCTCAGCCAAAGTAAGTTTTGCCATGTTTATGGCAGAGGCACCTTTCCAAGTTCCCACTTCAATGATTGTTTTAGGTTTGAGTTTTTTGATTGCTTCGCTGAAACTCTCTCCTGTGCTCGACCATCCCTGAGTATCTTTCTCTAGAACATCTAGATCTTGAAAGATGTCAGTTCCAATTCCATGGATTTTATCGCTTATTGTTTTAGCCATGATTTTTCCATGGTAATTTGTTATTATGCAATTGCAACATCGCTTGGTTTCCACGAAGGAAAAACTCTCCCTGTACGGAGAGTCCTGTATTACCAACTCGATATTTCACTGTATAGTCGCGAGTGCAATCATACTTTAGATTGTTTTGTTTTCCCATTAGTATTGATGCAATGGCTCGATCGATTTCCATCTGACCTGGCTCGCGAAATTTGCGATACCAAACTGGACTCATGCCAACTGCCACTTCTTTCTTGACAAAATAACAATTGACGTCAACAAAGAAATCTTGTGGACTGAGAATAGAATGCCATAAACCAAGACTCTCACAATCATCTAAACAGATTACATTGCTATCTTTATCTATAATCTTTCTAAACGAAAAAGCCCAATCGAGTTTCTTTTCTTGAACAATTTTTATGAGACTTTCTATATGAGTTGGTTCTAGAACATTGTCATCATCTAACCAAATATGATAATCGCCATCTGCGAAATAAGTAGCAGCACCATACACACGGTGACCGTTGTAACGATTAGTGCCTGTAGGGTAGGGTAAAATGCAGACATGTTCATTCATTCCATTTGGGAATTCAGAAGCCAATAAGATTTCGTCTGCCTTATTCCAACGTTCTTTACCATCAACAACTACAATGTGCTCGATATTTTGGTATGTTTGCGCTCTTACAGATGCAATGCATTCTGCAAGATATGGGTTGCCTGTGGTTGGTGTGATGACAGAGACTTTCACTTGAACATCACCTTGCTGCCAGGAACTTGTTCGCTCAATCTCTGCTCAACTTTCTTAGACAAATTGATGTCGTTGAAAGCATAAATGAATCCTCTTCGAACCAATACCTGTTTGTATCCGTATTGCTGAAGAACTTCAATCATAGCATCTTTTCTTTCTTTATACCAGTCATCATTCCAACATTCAATCATGAGAGGAGGAGTCTGATTATTCTCTATAATCTTTCCTGAACCTTTAAGCACTTCCAGTTCCATTCCAGAAACTGTGATCTTGACTAGAGCAACATTACCAAATCTAAAATCATCTAGAGTTCGTAATTCGTAAACATCGATCTCATTTGGAACTGGAATATTTCTATTTGTATAACTATCGATCAAAAAAGAAAATGCACCATGATTCACAGCAGCAAGATCGAAAATGGCATGATCAATGACCTCATTTCGATCTGCAACACCAAATCTATAGCAACGAACATTGTATAGTCTATTCAGCAGCGCATTTGCATTCAATTGCTGATTGATGGCAGGAACTGGCTCAAATGCCTCGAAGATATGACTCTTCATGTATTTGATTGCGAGCGGCACAGTGAATCCACCGAGACCAGAACCAACATCAATAACTCTGTTGCCCTTATTTTCGCTTAAAACTATATCTGCAATTTCTAAGTTGTAGGTGTTCCAATATTGGTTTCGTCGAATCTCATCAGAAATAATTTCTGTCTGAGCGAACAAAGCATATTGAGTTCCGTTTCTAGTAACGTGGACTTTTACTTCTGGTTGCATAATTAATCCCAAAGATTCTCATAGTATTTGCCAAACAAACGAAAGGCATTTTTCTTGCGAGCATAGTATGCTTTGGCTTTTTCGGTATCATAAACTGGCTCAACAAGAGTTATCATCTCGCTCCAATCTTGACCTTCCTTCTTGACCCACTTGTGTTTGCCTTTCTTGATACAGAAATTTGGGTCACGGTCTTTGGCAAGTTCGCCAAATGCCCAAATCATCTCTTTCATGATCCAGTCCCAACGCTTGAAGTGATTGGAGTCAGTATCCCATTCGTTCTTCTTTGGTTTTGCGTTGGTAGAACGAAGATGCTCAGGCACATCTTCGTCATCGGTATATGGTGCACCATGATTGGTTTTGTGCAACTGCCTGAGCATCGGATGAATGATGTCAGCAAGAGTATGCGCCATGTTCCATGTATCCCATGAATCAATGCGAATAGACTTTTTCTGTTCACCTTTCTTCGGATATTTACCGATAGAGATCTTCATAATTACTTTTTCTTTTTTCTTCGAGCCTGTCGTTTCTTTGAACCGAGTTTAGCACGACCCTTTCCGAAACCTTTTGTTCCTGTTTTGGCTGGCATGATTACACTCCTTCGTCTGCTTTCTTGGCAAGATTGTGATATGCGGCAAGTTCATATGCTTCCTCGCTCAATCCTGGAGTGCTGTCGCGAATTCGAATCACTTCAGCGTTGACTTCTTCATCGCTGAAATTATACTTTGAATTTTTCTGCGCATCAACAAGATCAAGGTTACTTCTAACTTCATCTTCTTCGTTCCATGAGCCAGTGCTCCAAGAATCATTCCAATCATCATTCTTACTGGAAATGATCAACTCTGCACCTTCTTCAAATTTATAGCCAGCAGCAGAAAGAAAGTTTTGAAACTCATTTAGAATTTCATGAACGCTCAGATCATCATCATTCAACTGCATAGTAACAGACTTTGTAGAGTTTCGATCATAAAAAGAACCTCTAGAAATCTCACCTTCAAATTCAAATATCATTCTTGACATAAGTCACCTATAAAATATTATTTTGATAATCACGTTGTATATATTCACGTTGCCTGCATTCTTCTATTATACGCTCCTGCTCTGACAAAGGCAACTTTGTCCAAACAGTTATCTCTTCTTTTGTGCGAAAACACCCAACGCAATATTCACGTTGGGTGTCTAGTTTGCAAATCCCTTTACAGGGACTGATCAAAGTTTGAACTTTTCTTCGACAGTAAACTTGTTGACATAATAATCATATATCAACCAAGCAAACCAACCCATCATGCTCACAAGCATGAGAATCAATCCCAATCGGAGACCAAGAATCTCAAGAAGAATATACCAACCAATACCAACAACAGCCACAAATGCAAGTGACTTCAGCGTTTCAACAATAGCCTTTGAACGAATACTCATAAATTATTCCTCATCAGATGGACGACTTGGTTGTTTCGGGACAACCACTTTCCCGCATCGTTTGCAAGTTTTGTTTACAAGGATGTCAAAGGGATAGTAACTGCAACGACTTTCTCGCCACAATCCTTCCCATTTATGCAGACCAAAGAAACAGAGAATACGACCGATCATCCGCGTCGCATTCTCGAGATATCTTGCATCTGCTCTTCATTGATAACTGGCACTGCGTTCGACTTGTGCATCGTAGCAATACCCTTCACCAAAGTGCCTGTGTATTTCAGGCTCTCTCTTTTTTCTGTAAAGATACGATCAGAGTTCAGCGACTCAAGTTTTCGCGCATCGCCAGCACCAACACGATGTCCATATGAAAGACTCGGAATACTCAACACACCAGAAACTGCTTCCGAGCGCCGATACTTTCGAGCAACTTCACCTTTTGCTTTGCGTTTCTTTTTGGGTTTGAAACGCGCAGCGCAATAGATCATCATAGCGGATAAGTTTCTACATGTTCGTTATAGAAGCGACTAACTTCGTTAATCTTTGCGCGCATTTCATAAGGCACAGGCATGTCATGAATTGCAGTTAGTGCAATCATTTCATTTACAAACTTGCGCAACACACGCAACTCTTCCATTGTGCCTCTCGGCATCACTTCAAAATCACCTTCACTCATTAGACTTTCTCCACAAGTTTAGACAAAGTATGATCAGCAATCTTGGCTCGAATCATCGTAGGAATATCCGAGTATGGATCTTCCAAGAAATAAGAGCAACCTTCTCTCCAACTATTATATTTCACAAACCTTGCAAAATCAAGCATATGTTTGCGATTGCTCGCATCAAACGGAACTCTTGTCCTTGGTGCAAGAATAGAACGACGATATTCACTTATCATAATAGTATCTCCCCTTTCGTTTTGCAGGAATACAGACTAGTATACCTGCAATCAGACCAAAAAGAAAGCCTACGATGAATGTCAAATGTGGATCATTCATTTGATTGCCCAGTTCCAATCCTCATCAGTCGGTGGAGCCAATCGTTCTGTCTCGATATCATGAGCAAGAGTGTCAATGACATCCCAACCAAGTTCGATCAAACGATCTTGAACATAATCAGCACGAACGCCACGCAGTTCTTCCTCTGTAAAGATTACAACAGCGCAACCCAACTCTTCGAGTTGACGGCTCAATTCAACAATTCTTGCCATGTCAGTCATTAGTAGTGCTCCGCATTGTAATCAACATCACCTGGATCAAACACCAGATCATCATAAGAAACAACATCACCATCAGTCTCGCTGTAATCCATATCGCCACTCTCATAAGCAGCAAGAACATCATGAACCTGCGTCAGCGAAAGACCAAGAGACTTCGCAATCTCTGCTTCCTTCATACCATCTTCGCGATACATCGTAACGATATCAATCGCAATGTCTTTGAAATATCCCATATTAAAACGGCACTCCTTCAACACGCACGCTCAAGTTTCTCAGCAAGATTATAACAATCCTTCGCACTCAGATCATACTGCGTCATCGTGTTCGCAAGAACATGATCAGCAGCATTCACCAAATCAATCGCTTCACTCAACAATGTTTCTGTTTGCTTTTTCATATCAACCCCAGTCCTTGAAATTACCACTGGCTTGATTGTCCTGCCAGCCACGAATATATTCCTGACACTCTTCGAGAGTCATTTCTGACTGCTGAATCTCATCAGATTTATAAGTGTCGCCCACGAAATAGTGCGGACGAAACGATCGCTGATAGTAACTGTCGGCAGAACCACGATCATACGGACTACCGTGACCACGATCAAGACGCATTGTGCATTTCCTCATAAAGAACAAACGAAACTTCTTCGCGAACCGCAGTGTCGCTGGCTTCCTCGAAACCTTTGACCTTGCTGAGTTTCTCCAACATCTGCAATACTTCTATCCAACAGATATCAAGCAGATGTGCTGTAGTAACAATATTGTGGACTGCAGCATTGCCTTCGTCCGTGAACATTCCATAGTAGGGAGTTTTCATTAGGCAATCACCTGCACGCGAGGCTCAACATTAGCGAGATCATCAAAGAAATGATTGCCAGGAAGCGGAGCGTAGAATTCTTCGCGCGGGAAGGAGAGATCAACCTTACCCTGCCAAACACGCTTGGCAGTCTCAGCGCAAAAAGTGCCGTTTTTATAAACGGCGACAACCACGCCAATGCGATAGCAATCATTATGACCAACGAAGTCAAGAGACTTGACGACGTCACCAATTTTCACAGTGTTTTCACATTTCATAAGACTATTATAACATTTCCTAGCGTAAAACACAACAGGAAAAAGTCGAATAAAATCAATAACTTACGAGCACCTCTCGGAAGGCTTCTTTGGCTTCCTCGAAGGATGTATTTTCCAGGGAGATTTTGTTGCCTGTCGAACGACACTCGATTTCGTAACAGTAATTCCCTGTGTGCCAGAGCGTATGGCGATTGCCAAACTTGTCGTTTTGCGCATCGATGAAATGGTAGAATTTCACTGCTGATCCTCCGTGGGATACGGACCTGTGTAATTGTCCCAGTTATCCATGATGTATTCTAGCACCTCAGACTGAAATGCGCCTAATTCACTGAGTGACGCATTGTCGTAGTCTGGGTCTGTTGGCCAGTCGAATCCGAGGCGCATTGCGTCGAATTTTAGACTTTTAATTGAAGTGATTGTGGCTAACCTATACGCCGCTGGGTTTTTTTCAATTTCATGTATCATACAACAATTATCGTATAAAACACTCGAATTTACAACAGAAGAATTTCTTGTAAAATCAATAACTTACGTGCCCCCCGAGAGACCGAGGAGAGAGCCGAGAGAGCGGTCCTAGAATGGGGGTTCCCCTAGTTCTGGGGGCAGGTCGAAATAGCGTATTCGGACTCCTGCATCAATGCGCGTGTGCAATCAGCGCATGGCTTTGGTTCCCAGTTTAGATATGCTCTTGAGTTGTTGAGTGAAACACCAACTCGAGCAGCATTGAAGATTGCGTTTCTTTCTGCGTGTTCAACCCAGTGATACTTTTCTGGACGCTTCCAACGATCTTTCCAATCTTCTTCAATGCCACGAGGAAAGCCATTAAAACCCGTCGACAAGATGACGTTATCATCATTGACGATTACACACCCCACCTTTGTCGACGGATCCTTGCTCTTCTGAGCGATCAGAGTAGCCTGTAAGATAAACAATTCATCCCACGATAGTTCATCACGAATCATAATATAGTTCTCAATGGTTATTTGATTTCAATCTTACGAGGCTTCTGTTCGTCAGGAATGACATTTTCCAATTCAATGGAAAGAATGCCATCAGCAAGAGCAGCATCACGAACCACAATTGTATCAGACAAAACAAATTGACGAGAGAACTTGCGACCAGCAATACCTTTTACAAGATAGTTGCGTTCGTCTGTTTCTGCCTTTTTGCCTGTTACCTTGAGAGAGTTTCTCTCACTAGTGATTTCAATCTCATCTTGTTTGTAGCCAGCAACTGCCAATTCCAGAATAAAGTTGTAATCATCTTTCTTGATGACATTCACTGGAGGAAATGCAGTTTGAGTTGCTGTAAGTAGATGAGCCGCATTATCGAGAGCAGCGAACGAATTCTCAAACCCAAGAGCAGTCGGAAGAAGACGATCGAGTCCGTATGTGGATGCGAGTGTAGTGATATTAGTCATTTTGTAACTCCTTTAATAAGCAAGTTTATAGTTATGGACCCCAAATGGGCATCCAATTCTATTTAGCCAAAATTCGTTGGTCCGTCGACTTTCCAGTCCTCCATCGGAGGAGTTTCTGATGAAACGCCAGTTGAGCCAAATCCACCAGCACGCTCAGAGTGTTTTTCTGGACGTGTGTTACAAACAGCAATATGGAATGGTTCGTTGCAGGCAATCTCGCCTTGAGCGATACGATCGCCTTTGCGAATTGTTGCATGCATCTTGGAAACGTTTGTCAAAAGCACAAACACTTCCTCTTGATAATCAACATCAACAATACCTTCGCAGTTCGCTAGAATCAAACCTTTCTTGAGCGAAAGACCCGAGCGAGAATGCAAACGAATACTGTGATTCTGCAATGGCAATTCTGGACGTGAGATATCTGCGTATGTTTCGATTGTTTTGCGATGATCGATTTTAAAGATCAAGCCTGTTGGAATTAACAGACGATCTCCTGGATAAATTGAAATCTCTCCAAACGAATTGACTTGTCGTTCGATAGGTGAGTTAAATGAATCATATCCAGTTACAACATTACTTGTTGGCTGGAATGATAAATCAAAACAGTTTGCTAAAGTAGTTCCGTATGTTGGTAATTCTATATCATCACGAAGTCTATACACACTCAAATAAATCATACAGGATCCTTTTTCTTTTTTCCGATTGTATACTTGGAAACCAACTGCCACTGATTCTTATCCTTGAATGGAAGAATCTTAATTTGGCTCAATGGTGCAACATTATCTTTTGTCTTGTCTGCATCAACCAACTTGACCAATCCCCACTCAGCCATTAGATTCGCAATTGTGTTACGACGCTGAATGTCGTTATCTGACATATTGGATGGCTTACCGTCCAACTCAAAGAGTTCTTTGAAGTGTACGATATAATACTTTCCTTGTTTATGGAGGATATGGCAGGATTGATAAAGAATGTTATCGTTCTTTGCTGCGACTCCGATGCGTGTGAGTGTTTCACGAACTTTGAGGAAGTCGTCTTGTTTTTCTAATGTGACTTCTACTAATTTTTCGACCATGGTCAATCACCCTTATATAATTGTTTCTTCATCGCGGTGATCTGGTCGTCAGAAAGGATCTTTAATGCTTCCTCTGCTTTCGCATCGGAGTATCCATAGTATTCTTTAACAACACTCAAATCACTACTTTGAGCCTTTTTATGCCATTTAGAGTATGGTCGCTTAGAGGCTCTAACAATATTTAGGAGAAAATCATATTTGAGTTTATTATCGAGAGTCGTTACTGCTTCGTCTGTAGAATAGACGGAATAATTTCTTTAAAGAGGTCAGCCATTGAAAGGTTCGCCTAATTGTGATTTTCTTTTACGCTGTTCTTCTGCATGCCGTTTTCTTCCTTCAATAAGTTTTTCAATTGCTTCTGGATGATTTTTAATATATTCTTTTCTATCGTAAGATCTCTTCACCAGCATTTCTGGATTATTCATATAATATTCTTTCATTGCAATAGAAGATTTTACTGCTCTATTTGTGTTATTTTTTGATGGGTGTTTTTCTGGATTATTTTTATAATACTCTTTTTTTGCAGCAGATATTTCCTGTTTCTTTTCTGGATTATTTCTATAATATGCCTTCATTGAATTAGACATTTTATTGCGAACTTCGGGTCTTTTTGCGGGATTATTTTTACCAGAAAATAATTTTTGCATTTTCTCTTTATGCTTATTGGCAATACCAGGATTACGCATTGGATTACAATTTGGATCTTTTTTTAACCTTTCAGTTTGCGAAAAAGACAATTTACTGCGAACTTCTGTTCTTTTTGTTGGATTATTATCCCCAATAAAAGCATCAGACATTTTTTTTCTTAACCAACCATATAGTTTATTATTTCTAGATTCACCGATGGTCATCATGGATGCAGCATATAACAAACTATAATTTTCTGGATAAATTTTTAATAGTAATTGATGGGCAACATAATGCTCTTCAGCAGTTAGATCTACCAGATTGGTCGGATCGTCATTTCCACCCATGCATCTTGGAATGATGTGGTGCGTCTCGCAATAACCCTCAAGCAATCTATTTTTTGCTCTGTTTATCAGAGCATCATAATGCTTTTGGTAGTTCATGAGAACTTGCACTCCACCATCATCTCTGTAAGACATGCGGTGAGGTTCAGTTCCTGATCTGCGACAAATGCTGATTGATATTGATACTTTGCGAGAATCAAAACTGCATTTGGAATCGTGGACTTATCCATAACTTCATAAAGACTGTCATAGATCTTACGATAAATCTTCGCAGGATCGTCGCTACCAAAATCAGCAACCCACTTACGCATTGCACTGAAGTTTTGATCTTTGAGTGATGCAACCAATTCAGTCAATGAAACATCAGCAATACTGGAAAGAATCCCAGCATCAATCTTACCGCTGACAGAATATCTTTGGAGTTCGTTTAGAACACGACGATAGTCAGGGAAGTGCTTCTTGACAACTTCAGCCAGTACTGCTTTATCATACGGCACCTTTTCAGTTGCGAGGATTTCAGCAGCACGCTTCATAAACGCCATTGCCATCTTGGGTTTATCTTCCTTGCGTAGTTTGAATTCAATCACAGCGCAGCGAGAATGCAATGGCTCAATGATACGGTTCTTGTAGTTACAAGTCATGATGAAGGTGCAGTTATGCGCAAACTCTTCCATTGCAGCACGCATGGCTGGTTGAGTTGAGTTTGGATTTAGATAATCTGCTTCGTCGATAATGATGACTTTTTTACCGCCACCAAGAGACATTGCACTCGCATAGTTCTTGATCTTTGTTCGAAACGTATCAATACCACTCTCATCCGACCCGTTGATCATCAAATAGTCGCAACCAATCTCATCACACAGCGCTCTTGCAACTGTAGTCTTGCCAGTGCCAGGTCCACCGCAGAGAAGGAGATGAGGAATCTCCTTGCGATCTACATACGACTGAAAAGTGGACTTGTATTCCTCTGGAAGGATACAATCGGCAATAGTATGAGGACGGTATTTTTCAACCCACAATGCTTCAACCATAATATAAAACTCCTTGTCACTCAGTCACTATTCTACGCCATTTACCGTTTGCATACAAGTACATTTCACCATCTGGTCCGACGGTCATACTTGCCTTTACATGCTTTTGAGTTCCAGGGACAAACTGCGGTCCAAAATGGTACGTGTTAGGCTCGGTCGGACGCAGTTCGCCATACTCAGCACCAAGAGTTAGTTTACCATTGTGACCATTGGATTCAATTTCCTTGATGGACTTTGTTTTTTCAGAATCTGGTAAAATGGCTGCGGCGGCAACAATGCCACCACCAGCAACGCCACCAGCAAGACCAAGATACTTGAAAAAATTACGTCTTGTTGCCATACTTGTGCTCCCATACTGAATATGCAGCAACGAATAACACCAATAGAACTATTGGTGCTGATGCGGGAATCCACAAAAAGAAAGTATTTACTATGGCAAAGATTGCGAATACAAGAGCCACAATCAGTACTGATAGATCTGATTTATGCATAATATAACTCCAGAGAGAGAATGGGGTGGAGGAGGTGAACCCTCACGATGAGCAGTCTGGCGGATAGTACCGTCGGCAATGAGTGCCGCACCCCATAGTTTTATTTAGCCACGTTTTCGTAAATGGTCTGGAAGTCACTCTGCTCTGCAACTTCCTCTTCATAATTACGTTTGTGGTAGGTCCGCGCTAGTTTACGTCCCAACTTCTTGGGAATCTCACATTCGTCTTGCATCTTCTGAAGAATCTCTTTGATGAGATCTCGCTCTGCTTCAATACGAGTGAGTGAGTTTGAGATTTCTTGAAGGCATCCCAGAACCTTTGCTTTATCAAGTGCCATGATCAATCTTCTCCAAATGTCGACGCTGCTGCTTCAATCGCAATGTAATAGGTAATTGCAACAGTCTTGTGTTTGAACTGCGCCATTCCTTTCTTTGCAATCGCAACATCATATGAGCCATCAAGCAACTTGAAGTTTTCAACCTTCATAACAACTTTGAAAGTCTTACCATCAGTTACTGATCCAATCTCAATCTTAGATTGATCAGCAGAATCATCCTTCACATCAGTTGCAATAAACTGAATTGTAGAACCATCGCTTTCAAATACAAAGTTTGGTGAGCCAGAAATGCCAGCACTCTTACGCATCCAATCAAGATCTTCTTGCGAAAGGCTGAACGAGCAATCAGGATCGCCGAATGTAATTGGCTTTTCTGGTGCTGTTACAATCACCTTTGGTGAACAATACTTGATATAATCAGACTTCTTCTTATTCTCAGTGCTGATATTGATTTTATCATCATCAAACGCCAACTCTGCATCCTTGTAAAGAGAAACCTTTGCGAGGAGTTTATTCAAATCGTACAAAGCAAATTCTTTTGGAAAACTCTCACCAACTGTTGCTTCGACAAAGATTGTCTTCAGCGGTGAAATGGTTTTCAAAGTATTGCCAGACTTGAAAAGGAGACTTTGGTTGATGCTCGAGAAATTCTTGAGCACTGTCACTGTATCATCAGAAAGTTTCATAATTTACGACCTCAATTGCTTCAACACGATTATTATATAACGAATCAACTATTTTGTCAACCCTACTGGTCAACTCATCCAAACTACAATTATTATCCATCACAATATCATAGTCAGAACCAATCCATGCCCATTCAGAATAATGGACTTCTGGATATGCATTACGCATCACATCTAGATTGTGATGCCCCAAATTGCACTCTCGAGCCAAATCATACCACTCAGGATCAGGACCACGACGAACACGAATAACATGTCCCCCAGAATCTCTAATAGCCTTGATCTCATTTGGAAATCTCACATCAGCAATCACATAATTGTTCCAAGGTGCTTGCTCACAACGACGCATCACAGTGTGGACCCAGAGGTCAGGATGGAAGACATCCCTTCCTGCCTCTGTGCCCATTAGCTGGAGTGCTAATCTTGGTGAAAATGGCTTACCAAGTTTTTCAGACCACCACGGATCATCTTGTTCACGCCATGCTCTTGAGCCTGGAGTGTCGCCTTCGAGCATACTACGATTCCAACCAAAGATCGTAGCGCAAGCATCTTTGACGCTGTTTGCGTAACTCTCTTTGAAAAAATCGTGACGATCTACCAAGAGATCTGCAACTGTGCCTTTCCCTGCTCCGATAAAGCCAACGAGTCCGACAATCATATACGATTATAGAGATCCGACGAAGTTTGCAACGGCTGGCATGTCACCAGTGAACGCATAGGTTCCAACATGATGCGTCTTCATCCAAGGACATAACCAAATTTGACCACCGATATTTCTCCACCACTGGCAGAACATATAGTCTTCAGAGAGATAACGATCAGACCCACGACCACCATTTTCCTTTGTATCAATGACAGTATCAAAGTATGCATGGATATATCGTGAACCATCAAAGTTGGCTTGACCAACATGGTCTGGACGATACTTCAATTGTGGATATGCTTCGGCGAATTTTGGGAAAACTTCACGCTTGACCATCATATAACCTGTGCCAATCTCAAGAACTTCGACTGGCTCAGCAACTGAAAACTTCTCAGTGCCTGGAACTGGATTAAAGACGAAATCACCAGCAAGTTTTTCCATATCTTGCGGAGTAATCTCTGGATGACGCTTGACGCCTTCTTTCACAGCACCCCACTTGATCGACTTCTTTGGATATGGTCCGCCAATGACATCCTTCTTCATAGCAAGCAATGCAATTACATCGCGTGGATCAAAATGAATATCAGCATCAATGAATAGCAAATGAGTAAAACCTTCTGCTCGGAGGAACTCATCTACGAGATAATTGCGTGCACGAGTAATAAGAGATTCGTTAAATATGAAAGAAAAACGAACTTCAATGCCGTACTGTGTACACACAGATTGAAGATCAAGGCAAGACTTTAGATACATTCCATGCGCAGAGCCACCATACATTGGGGTTGCAACAAATAGTTTATTTTTGCGTAGTTCTTCTACAGAGACTTCTAACTGCATAATTATTCACTCCAGTTGTAAAATTTTCTAATATTGTCAATAATTTTAGACTGATCATCGAGATTTTCGTTGACCATTGTCTCTATATAGTCCATGAGAGTCAGCGACCCCATTATATTCGAGATTTTCGTCGCACGAGAATTTTTGAATTTGTCATCTTGGTCGTCTTTACGATCAACATGGCGCTGTTCTTTGATATCATGTGATGCTGAAAGAACAAGAACCTTGAATGAATTTGGAAACCACTCCGAAAGTTTGTCTAGTAGTTTACCATTGAACAGGCGATCACCTTCGAAGATGACATTTGTTTCAGCATCTTCATACCATAACTCACTGAAGAACTTCTCAGCATCTGGCTGGACTGCCATACTCAAACGATCTGTTCCTTGAAACACATTACCATCATTTGCATACTTGCCAAGAATATACAGATTTAGTTTCTTGGAATACATTGCGTCAAGTAACTTCTGTGGCTTGACAACTTGCCAGTCATCAGCCATTGAAATCAACTTAAACATCAAAGTGGTCTTGCCAGTTGCTGGTTCACCACCCATTGCAATCACTTTTACCATAATGCTTCTAGTCCTTGTTGTACTGGGGTTTCATCTGAAAACATCCACTCAAGACGATCTATTCTACCACTTCTCACATAAGAAGTAAACTTTTCTTTGTTGATTGTAGCATTACGAATTGCAAGTCTTGGATCAAGAGTTTCATCTCTTGATTGCCACAACACATTCCACTCAATGCCTGTCCAGCCATCTTTTTCTGCTTGCTGAATTTCTTCAGACTGACGATCAAGATAGTAACCAAGATATCGCCCATGGTGTTCACGAAAGATTTTCTTGAACGAACAAAGGCAAGTCTCCATGGTGAAGAAATCTATCTGTAATTTGAGTTCAGGAAATCTTCCTCTTGTTTCTCAAGGTCATTGCATTCTCCAGCAGTAAGTTTTGAATCGTATTTGTCATCTTGCCCGAGGGCGAAATGCAAACCATTGCGATGTGAGCGAGAGCCAGAATAATCGTCAAGCATGAGAGAAGTAGGTATGCACTTAATGCCAGCAGTATGAGCGAGATGCTGCATATAAAACCAAGTGGAATAACGACCAAACTTGTAAAGAGAGTTTTTAAGATTATTCCAAAGGTTGTCAAAAGTCTGCTCTTCATTGTCTCCATAATAATTCTCCAAAACTTCTCTTTGTGTACGATTGCCAATAAACTCTTGATAAGATTCAAACATGGCTGGCAAGTGACCCTTGTTCCACTTTGTATCTGTTTGGTATCTCAGTCTTTTGTAGTTGTGACTATTCCACCAAGAGATACGATCCACAGTGGCGAGTTCATAATCTGGGAACTCATTCTTGAGAACCCATGCAGTTGGTAGTTGATATGTGTTACCATACAACCACGCAAACCACAATCGCTCTTCGTCATTGTGTTCGTATCGCTGGTGGAGATAGTTGGTGCACCATACGGCTAGTAATATCAAGTTGCATATAGTTAATCATATCACGAAGTTTATCAATATGCTTCTCTTGGTCTTCAATCGCAAGTTCGTTCTTGTTTTTGAAGTAGAGAACAATCGCACCCTTCTTTTTCTTCACATTATACATACGGTGTACAATGTAACCAAGAGCCACAGCATGTTCTGCTTTGGAAGCAGTCGCATGAATCGCAGCAGTGCCTTTGAGTTCATACTTCTTGACTTTATAGTTATTCAGATAATGATCATCATAAGCAATTAGATTATCCTGATACTTCAACGCATTTTGTTGCGTTTCGAAGTCATTTAAAATTGAACGGAAGATACCATTCAACTTTTTCTTGTCTTCAGTAATCAGAGAGAATCGCTCATAGATCAATTCGCGAGCACTATCAACTGCTAGTGGATCAGAAAGATCAATCCCTTCACGAACCAAAAAGTTATTAATGTTTCGCTTAATGTCAGCATCTGTATTCGTCTTTCGAACAATAAAGTCTTCCTTGTTCTCAAGCATACCAAAGAGATCATAGTTTGACAAACGAGTTTCTTCGTCAGCACCAAACTCAGTCTCATTAATATACACGACAGGAATTTCTTTCAACGCTGTTCTTGATACTGCTTCAAGACGATTGTTACCATTCAAAACTGTATTTACAATTTTGCCTTTGACACGAGAGACAACGACAACAACTGGATCTTTCAGCAACCACTCCCAAGCATCTTTCGGATTTTGATCAAATCGCGATTTAATCTTACGAACATGGTTGACATCAATTTGTTCAACACGAATCTGATTACGCTCATATCCGTGAACAACTTTGACACACTCAAGAACAACTTTATAATGTCCAGATTTGATTGCATCATGAATCATCGTCACCGTTGCTTTATCTTGAGTGAATCGATCTGCAGGAACAATACCGTTCGAACGACCTTCAATCCAATCAACAACTAGTTGTTTGTGCTCAACAGCGAGCAGTGATTCGTCAACACAATGGGCATTGTTTGACTTATTGTAGAATTTATTCTTATTCCAAGACATACCATAGTCAAGACCGAACCACTCAATAGTTTGAGCAAGATCATCTTGGAAAGCGTTGCCTTCGAACAGCAAGGACTTTTCAACTTTGCCTTTATAGTAATCTTCCCAGAACTGGGGATTACTGATCGATGAAATATAATCTGGTCTATCAGTCTTTGGCGACTTATAGCCAATGTTCATCATCCCATTTTCAATATTACGAAAACCGTAAACATAACACTTCTTCGATGTCAACATATCAAACTCCTTCGGCAAATAATATCATGCCATATTAGGTTAATGTTGTACCGTTATTGGTAGCAACAGATATAGTATAGACTATCTGTTAGCAAAAGTAAACAGCAATTTTAATACACTTCTACGCACCCACCCTTCCCTTTCTTATATACTGCTGCATGTATTACAGGGTCGGTGAGGTCATAAAGTCCATCCGCGAAATTCTTGCCATTTATCTTAAACATACTGAGAGAGCATCCGCTCTTTTGCTTTCCCAAGAATTTGAATCCCATAGACTCATAGAAAGCCACTGCTCCAGGCTCTGCTGAAACACGATAGTAACTGGTGCCGAGACCTTGCGCTCGATCGAGAGAGTCTTGCGTCAATATTCTTGCAACACCTTTACGGCGATGTTTAGCAAAAGTATGTAATAACTGAAGATTGAATCTGTATGGGGTTTTCTTTGAGCGAGTTGTGATGATCGCGCCAGCCAGTTCCTGCTCCGCCGCCCCTTCCCAATATCCGATACAATATTGCCACTGTTCTTGCATATCTGCTTTCGCCACAAAAGTCTTGGCGAAGGCATCTGCTTTGTTCTCAGTTATGTGCGCGACAAACTCATCGCGACTTGTTTCACGCAGCGTCATGGAACTCGCGTTTCTTCTCACCACGCTCTTTTGGATACTTTGTTTGATGCCAACCGAAGTATTCATCCAGATTCCATTTGAATGGTGGGAATTTATAATTTCCTTCAGCAAGGATTTCTCTAACTGACGGTCCGCCGTTAAGTGCTGCGTCAATGAAGTTTTCTACGAATCTAAATTGAGATTCCATTTCTTCTCGCTTTGTAGTTGAACGGAAGCAACGGAACTCAATCGTACCAGTATGCTTCATGCAGTAAGTATTGATTGCGTATCGGAATGGGCGACCCATTGATACACCATCCTTGCCAGCAGCGTGCAGTTTAATGAAGTGATCAAAGTCAGTAGCAAGTTCGATGATATTGTCGCACATATACTCTGGCATTGGGCGACCACCGTCGAATTTCAAATACATCTTTGCGCCATCACACTGTTTCATTTCAGATGTTTCATGAAATTGATAACAGGCTTCAATAGTATCTGCCTGATTGTCTTGAATGTAACCAATAAGTTTTTTGAGCCCAGCAACATCTTCTTTCAATCCTGGAACAAAGACATGAATGTGACCATGATTGACACATGAAGCCGTTGGCTGGTTGCCATATTCCAAAAACATCTCATAAAGTTTCATTATACGATCAACTTGTTCCTGCCATGTCTTTGTTGGCATCATGTTGACTTCGCCACCCATATACGGTTCTTTGCCGAGTGGGTCACATGCACGAAACTCAAATGGTGGACGAAGATTTACAATATCAGTCTCAGCATATTCCCATTTACCGAGAGTCGGAGGAATGCTCATGCGGCGATCAATATCACCCCATTCAATCTCAGCACCATATGTAAATGTTGTTTTATCGTACATGTTGTAAATCCTTCGCATTATCAATTTGAACGAATTCTTTTTGAAAGAGATTTTTGCCTGTCGTTACATATGAGTTCATACCAATCTCAACTGCGCCACTCAAACCTGCGCGTGTGGCAATATCGCTTGTCGAGGTAATTATACCGCCATTTGGCAGCGAAGTAAAGTAAATCGGACGCTTTCCATTACGATAAAATCTCAATTTCTTTTCTGCATAAAGTTCAATCACTGCCATTGACGCATCAGCAAACTCTACTAGAGGCGACTTCTTTGCTTTGAGTGTATGAAGAATTAATTCGGAATCATTACGAGTCTTACAATCATATCCGTAAAGATCTTTCCACTTCTCAGGCATCTCTTGGCTCACAACGCCATTGTGAACAATCGCAAGACTCTCATCCCAGAGTGGTTGATTGTAGTTAAGATCAGATGTTGAATAGCGGCAATGACCAATCAGATATAGATTGCCGTCTTCATTGATCATCTTTTCTAGTGGATGCGCCTCAATAAACTTTCCTGCTGGAGTTGCAGAAATCATCGTATGGATTCTATTACCATAAACCCATGATACACCAGTTGCATGCAATCCACGAATACTAGATTCGCGAAAAACATTTGCAATGATATTCAGATCCTCAGAACCAGGATTCTCTAGATAAGCACCAATCACTGCGCACATTAGGAGAACAGATCTTCTAGGGTAGAAATTTTTTCATATGCTTTTGGATGATACTTTTCGACCATCTTTCTTCCACCATTCTTTTCCAAGTAGTCATACCACTCTTGTTCGTCCCACATTCCTTCGGAAATACCGTTCCAAAGACGTCGCTGAAGTCTGTGTTCTTTGTTCTTTCGACGTGACTCAACATAATTAAATCGATGATCTTCATACTCTTTGCTCCCAAGTTCGAGCATCTTCTCACGCAAGTAACAAACAAGACTCACGCGCTCTGCGACTTCATCTTGCATTTCAATAGGTGTATTGCCGTGAATGTACTCATGATTATTAACTAATAACAAGTCACCTGGTCGCACATTCACAGCAATACGAACTTCAGGTAGAATTAGATATCCACCTGTGAAGTTTCCATTATTAGACAGAACAAGAAGATTGCTCAGTCCATTTGAGAAATCACCAGCATCACGATGTGCTGCTGTTCTAAATGTTTTGTTCACAGTAATCGTAGTGAACACAGTTTCTGGAACCAGGAACGCTGGATCGATTTTGTCTGCTGCTTCACGCTGCGCAGCATGACGAGTTGGCAATAACTCTGCAAAACCGCGATCCAATGTTTGTAAAAATGGAAACGCAAGTTTGAATTTATCGTATGAGTGCTGAGTGTACGCTGTTGCACGACCATACGGGATGCGAGGATAACGATCAAACCAACCAGCAATACCAGAGAATACAACATTAGCATAAGTTGTGTCAGAGATATAAGTCTCTTCAACTCCTTGTGCTTCTTGTTTTCTTTCTTGGATTAAAAGTGTTACAACTTTCTTCAGCCAAGTTTCAAAATCAAATTCATCTTCTTTGACTTTTGCGCTCAACCAAACAAGACCTCTTGACGTATTCTCGTTTTCATATCTTGCACGAAGTAAATCAATTTCATCTTGCACATTGACTTGAATGACAGAATTCTCTGCTTGCTTCTTGAGATAGTCAAGCGCACGCAACTGAAACTCAGTTACCCATTCGCGACCACCACATTTTTCACCTTTCGGTCCAGCAGCAAGTCCACGATTCTGAGTTTGTGTTGCTGCTTCACGCAATCCTGCATATGCAGCATCTTGTTGTTCTTTGTCAAACCCCAAATGAAACTGTGGGGGCAAGGAATGCCCCCACGAGAACCAGAACGGTTTTGCTCCGCCAAAATTAGGCAGTCATCGAGACGCTGATTGCATCGCGGTAGAGGGTCTTGCGAGCACGCGCAATCTGACCCTGATCGAGATACTTCTCGAACTGAGTCGAAGGATTGCCAAGGCGATAAGCAAACACCTTCTGACCACGGCTGTTCGTCACGCGATTGGTGTATACAGAGATACCCTCATTGCGAGCACGATAGGCGAGATCGGCAGCATTGTCGACCTTGAACATCGAACGAACCTGGCGGCTCGTAAGAGTGTTGCCATCAGCAAGATAAGTTACAAACGAATTAAGAGCATTAGACATATAATATACCTTCACAAAACACCCCTTCAATAATATTGCAAGATTGGGGCTTTCCTTGCAACATACCATTTATTATATACTAACAAATGGCAAAAGTAAAGTCTCAGTGAGCATTTAATAATAATTAAAGTTTATAACAACTCTACAATTTTGATCTGTACAACCTGTACCTGTATGTTCTAAATCAGCACTGAATATTGCAATTCTATTCTCAACACTAGAAATTTTAGAACCATCACGAAATGCAGTGTATCCATCATTTGTGTTCAAATACAATACTGCA